AGAGAGGCGTATTGGTTTTACAGAATGCGGGGGTTATATTGATAGGGAGGATGTGGAAGGCAACGACATACCAGCAACCGAAAGTGAAATGCGGTATAAGATGTTGAACTTTATGGACAAAAGCGACGAACCTATGGTGGAAATGTTCGGGCAAATCGACAACTACGAGCAACCGACGACCGTTCGCGATGAGTTTCTTGCCAGAATACTTGACTATCCGTATAGCGATTGCGAGGTTGCGGTGTGGCAGCGGGATATGTTTAATGTGCTTTCAGGAAACGGAAATTGGTGTTGCGGGTTTGAGGGTGAGTTTGCTGTGAGGGTGCTGAATGACGAAATCGAAAAATGGATGACGGCGTTCGTGAGAAAATACATCGTGAAGGGACACGAAATATAAGAAACTACTGCGACTGCTTTACATAGGTGTTTTGCTGTGTTGATACGGAATGCCCCATCGCAGACGCCAACGCCTGTGATTTTTCGGTGCTTTCGAGGAGCATTTCGGTTGCGAATATAGTTCGCAACATACAGCAACCTATTTTTTTCGGTTTGAAAATCTTGTTCAGGTGGCGAGTGATGGAGTTGCCCTCGTGGAAGGGGTTGCCGTTAGACATACGGAGAAACGGTATTGTTTTTCCTTTTTTTAGGTCGTTGGAGATGACGGGCAGAGAACCAGTATTCCATTCACGAGAGAATATGTAAAACCAGAAAATATCCATAACCTCATCAGGGATGCTGACTTCGGCAGTTCCGTAGTTTTGAGCGGTTTTGTATTTATTGAAGATGAACTTTTTTTCGTCGAGGATGAGGTAATTTAGTTCTTCGTCGAGAACTTCGGGTTGTTTTTGAGACACAATCATATAAAGATAGTCGGCATTTCTGCGTGGCACTAATTTCACATAGAGGGTGAGGACGACGAAATGGAGGAGAAATGTATATTGGTAGTCGTATGAAATGCCATCGCCGAGAGATTTGAGATGGTCGTAGTCTTTTTTCATTTCATCCCATTTTGAGATGACATCTTCCCATTCTAACCAGTTTTCCTCTTGTGATTTGGATTTCTTGTTGCTGATTGCTTGTTGTTCGTGAGCAATCCGCATCATTTTACGGTGGTAGATTTTAATCATTTCGCCCTCTGGTTCGGTAGGCATCGGGTAGGTCAGTTTCAACGCCGAATGGATGGATGTGTAATAAACACGACGGGTATTTGGTTTGAGTGGTTCGAGTTTTGCTTCAATCGCATCGGCGTCCAGAAAGAATGTGAGGTCATCCACAGGTTTTCCCGAGAGATACTCAATCACGCGGAGGTAGGTCAATTTACTTGATGTAGTTAAACCATATTCGGTCATCTTTTTATCTAATTCCTCCATAAAGGGGGTCTTGGTGTAGGGTTTGGGGGTCATAATATAATTCGATGGGACTTATATTATAGAGACGGTTCGTTTTATACCATTATCCACGCATTTTACACCTTGACACGAGGGATATAAACGCGGAAACCGATAGTCTGTGCGGCGGCGACAAGAGCACCAACGGCGGACTGAACATTCATCGTCAAGTTGGCAGTATCGGGAACACCACCGACAAAATTGACAACACCGACGACCTTAACTGCGTTGGAGGCGACAATACCAGTCTGCCACCCTTCAACGATACAGGCGGCGGCGACACCAACAGAGGGAATATCAAGAATAGAAAGGGGTATAACGAGAGCACCGTTGGCGGCGGTAGTGCCTGTGCCGAGATACTCATCAAAAGAAGAACTGCTTAATCCAGCGTAAGAACCCGAAGTCATATTATGGATTGGGGCGGCGGCGGAGGCGGACGCCTTGAGGACGAGTTGGGATTGACCTAATGCGTTAAGAGACATTTTTGTAATCGATTTTATGAATAATAGTATAACTTTGTTTTTATATATAATTTCGTTGTGATACGGAATAAAAACAAAGTAGAAGGGTATATATAAACTGAAATGAACGCAGAAGGAGGAGTTTTTGGGTCAGCACAAGACAAACCGAAGTTGCGTCAAATTATGACTGAACCGATGAGTGATGCCGACTTGGAGGTGTATCTGCCACAGGCGAAAATCTTTATGTTTCGCGAACTGAAAGGATACTCGACAATCCAGTCGATACTGCGAAAACCGAGAGATTATATGATTTTGTTATACGAACACACCCCTCAAAATGGTCACTGGGTGGCGGTATTGAGGTATGAAAACACTATAGAGTTTTTTTGCCCTTATGGGTCATCGCCGTATTCGCCGAACTCACCTCTCGAGTGGAACTCGCCAGAGGAGAATGCGGTGGTGGATGCGACACATAATTATCTTGAAGACCTGTTGAATAAGGCGGATGCGGACGGGTGGGATGTGATATATAACAAGAAGGATTTTCAGGAGAAGCGTGATAATGTGAATACCTGCGGAGCGTTTTGCGTGTGGCGGGTGTTGTGCCTGATAGAGGACAATATGAACCTCTCGGCGTTTCAAAATGGAATGAAGGAACTCCATAAGAGGATGGGGATTTCGTATGATGAGATAGTTGCGGACGCGATAGAAATCCGTGAGTAGTGGATTATACGGGGTTTGAAAATGTTGCTCCGTTTTGGGCGTAAATAAGGATGCCTGTGTCATCAGTTCCCAACCGAACAACAGTTCCAATTGCGAAGTTGTTGTAAGCGGCAAGGGTGATAGTTAGGTATTTATTGTTTGGGGTGGCAGGATTGATAAAATGATAGGCGGTTGTCGTAGTAATTGAAACTGCTCCAGCACCAGTAGGACTGTAAATGTAAAACTCCAACGGTGATGCGGTTGTAAGAGACGGTTGTCTAAAAAAGTAGGGGAGGTTAGGCGAATATACCGTATCGAAGAATGTAAAACCTTGAAGGTGAGTAGCACCATTTAAATCTATGAAGTGTGGCGTGAGAACATCAAACAAGTAATTAGTTCCCCCTCCATTATGACCGTAAATGTAGTTAAGTTTTTCGGGAGATACATCGGTGTCGCAACCGAACCCGAGTGGAACAGCAGGTAGAGAACTTTCATAAAGAGCGGGAGTTGCCCCCATATTCGACATATCAAACTCATACACGGGGTAAGCGGGGGTGGTTGCTGTATCATATGTGCCGAAATATGCGAGATATGAAGGGACACTTGGGTTATAAACTTGAATACCAGCAGAAACGGCGGCGGGAGGGGTGAAACCATTAATTAGTGATGTTTGCGGAAAGGCAGTAGTGCTATCACTAAAAGCGAGATAACTGTTGCCAACACCACCGATATTAGAAAACTCGCCACCGAATACAACTCGCTCATCCAAAACATAAATGATATTAACGGTATTATTTGCTGGGATAAAAGTGTTCCACCGCGAAGTGATAGGAGCGATAGTGCCAGTTGGAGTATAAACGGCGGTGCGTTCTGTTGTGACGGTGCTTCCGCCTATGATATCGGTGAAAGAACCGCCCAAAATATAAATAGAGGCGGATGCTGGGGTGTAATATGTATTCGATTGACAATTAATCGTTTTTACTTCACCATTAACGCCATAACCGACTACTGTGTCATTCATATTTGTTGGGGCGATTACAGAAGAGGTAGCATCCACGACAAGAAAGTTGCCGACACTACTGGGAAAAGGTAAAACACCGTCATAAAGGTCTGTTGTCCCCGCCGAAAAATTACCGCCGACAGCGACCATATTTGGTATGAGATTATTATAATACACGACATTAATATAATTACCAGCGGTAGGAAATGCGATGTAATTAAAGTTGAATGAACCGATAACATCAAGTAAATTATTAACCGTAGAAGCACACCTTATTTCTGCTCTGTTTTGGATTTGATTATAACCACCTGCGATGTAAGAACTGATTGTAGAGAGATAAATCATCGAAGTAATGGTGAAGTTAGGGGACGGTATGGGTGCGAGTTCATTCCCACCATCTCCTCTTGAATTGATGAGACTGACTTGCTGACCCTCCACTTGGATTTCGGCGACGGGTATGGTGGCGGTGGATATGTTTAATAAGGGTTGATAGAGGGGTGTATAGACTTGCTGGGAGGAACTGGTTGTTAGTTTTCCTGAATGGATTTCGAGAGGAGAAGTAAAAGTTGATTGAACTGGTGCTGAAAGAGAAAAAGAAGTGGCGGTTTGCGACATAGCACCTTTGGATGTGAGGGTCATATTCCCCGTGCCAGTTGAAGCAGAAGTAGTAATCGTCATATTCCCAGAATTGGTGACGATGTTATTTCCGTTCATATCAAGAGGGCGAAAGGAGTTATTTTCGTTATCAGCACCATTCATACGAAATACCAGCGATTTACCCCCATTAACGCAACTATAAAAATCTAATGCTCCATCCACTCCGCCACCACCACCAGCGGAGGTAATGACACTTTCAATACCGCCGAATTGTGTTTTATTTCCAGATAAATCCTTTCCGTAAAAGTTCAAAGCAGACACAATATCATTCGTAGCACCTGTTCTATTTTTATATAAATCAACATTAACACCACCAGTCGAGGCGTTTGAGTTTGTGA